ACCACTGATGTAGACCTATGTCGTTTCCTTTTCAATGATGACACACTCTCCGAGACAATCGAAGGAGACTTTAGCCGAAACGACCGAGAACAACGCAGCCGCGTCGCGATCATTTACGACGCGTGGCTCGCGAAACTTGCTATGCCGAAGTGGTTCCGCACTTTGATGATGGACCTGGAACACTACAAAGTCCAGAACATGAGATTTGGTTTCAGAGCGAAGTTGGCTTTCCAGCTTGCCACCGGTACTACATCTACCACCCCCAGAAATTCAACGTACAACGCTACGATGTTCGCTGTCGCTCTTCGACGACAGGATCGCGTGGCCCGTGCGGTAATTTTAGGCGATGACCTCCTTGCGCGTGTAAACAAACGCTTGGACCTCGACCTTTGGGTGCAGACCGTAGCCGATTTCAAGATGGTGCTGAAAGCCAAGGCCCCCCGTGCTGATGGTGAAGCAACCTTCCTCAGCCGACGCATCTTTAAAGATGTCGCAATACCTTGCATGATACCTCTCCTTGGTAAAATGCTCGTCAGATTCAACATACGCGCTTCCGCTGGCAACATGTCGGACAGTGCGTACATGGCCGGTAAAGCACTCTCGTACGCCTACGAGTGCCGCCATGTTCCGTTTATTCGAGACTTCTTCCTGAAAAGGTTTAACATGGAGGACGATAAAACGGAAGTGTTGATGCAAGATCTAACTTGGTTCGCACGCTCATCGGGTCTCAAAACACTCGACGACGTGGTCAAAGCAATCAAGAATGAGACTGTTACAATTGACGAGTTTACTTTCGGTTACTGGTGCTGTTGCGTTTACGATTTGGACCTCGAACAGGTCCGTGAATTGTTTAGGCTCACAGTACTAGATGGTACACCCATAGTGCTCGACCTCCCTAATTTGCTGAAGATGAAGATTGACATTTCGTGACCAACCAACCCCAAACATGGGAGGTTGATCCTTTATTGTTGATCCCAGGTTGACTGCCGCGGCCCCCTCCGATAAGTCTAAC